TCTGCATTCATGCGAGTGATGGCACTGATGCAGAAAACATTGATGAAATTCTTGTAAGGAAATAGACATGCCAATCCTTTACGTCTTAGCCGCCACCGCTCTCTACAACGCCTACCAAGGCGAAGAGGGTCGCAAACGAGCAGAGGAATACCAACGCAACGCGCTCAACGCGCAGCAGAGTGACGCGGCCAAAATGCGCGCTGAACTCCAGGCGCAAACAGCGGAGTACGCCAAGCAAGGCGCGTCCCTGGAACAGCAGGCCCAAACGGCGCGCCAAGCTCTTGAGGCGCAGCAGGGCAACTACGCGAACAACAAGCTTGAAATGGAGCGCAAGGCGGCAGAGGTGACCGCCGCCATGGAAGAGGAGCGGCGCAAGGCGGGCGAGGCCCAAGCATCTGCGCTCAAGGCTCGAACCCGAGGCGGGCGAAGGTCGCTGCTTTCCAGCGCACGCATGGACGCCGAGCTTGGCATCCCCATGGACTTGGGCGGTACCGGTGGAAGGATTGCGTGATGGCAAAACAACCTCAATTCCAGATGGCAAAGATGGCTCGGCGCAAGAGCTCTGACCTAGAGCGTTTGGCTAAGACGTACCAAGATCAAGTGAGCGGCATCAGCGGCAACATGCAAACGGCGTACACCGGATACCAGGCAAAGGCAGCGGAAACAAACGCCCCATACGAAGCAGCCCGTACCAACTACACCGATAACTTATTGCCCGCCTACGAAGCGCAGAAGGCGAAGTACTTGAGCAACCTAGACGCATACAACGCAACGCTGGCAGAGATTCAAAAGAATCCTGTTACCCAAGAAAAAAGAATGAATCTAGTTCCACAATTCAATATGGTGAGGAAAGAATATCCAGGCGGTTTGGGCGTGATGGAGACAGAGGTGACTTACAAAACGCAAGAGGAAACATATTTCAAACCTAGACCTCTGCCAAAGAAATTTTCTGAAACGGCACCCACAGCGCCAGACATTCCGCAAGCGCCAGAGATCGCTGCATTCGATGACACCGAGTTCAAAGAGCAACTGGGCCAAGCGGAGCAAACCTACAAAGGCGAGGTTGGCAAGCGCAGGGCTGGCCGTCTCAATGCGAGCTCACGCAAAGGAGCTCGGCCACTTTTATCTGGAGCAAGCGCATGAAAGACAAAAAGGAAGTCTGGGACAAGCCACGGCCAAAAGATTTGGGCAAGCCGAAGGAGCTCTCATCAGGCGAAAAGCGCAACGCCATGCGCCGCGCCGCCAAGGCAGGCCGACCCTATCCCAACCTTGTTGACAACATGGCCGCAGCCCGAGCGAAGAAGTGAGCAAATACAAGGATCCAGAGGGTGGCCTGACCGAAGCCGGTAGGCGTAAGTTTGAAAGCTCTGGTGAAAGCCAAAACCTACGGCCGGGTGTCAAAGACAAGAGCCCAGTAGGCCAATCGCTGCGTCGCAAGGGATCATTCCTGACCCGTTTCTACACCAACCCAAGCGGCCCACTGGTGAACGACAAGGGCAAGCCCACCCGGCTGGCGCTGGCAGCAAATGCGTGGGGCGAGCCGGTGCCGCGTACTGCTGGTGCCGCAGCAAGGCTGGCAGCCAAAGGCCGCAACATGTTGGAGAAGTACGAATTGCAAAAGGATTGAAATGGAATACGACAAAACCACGCCGGGCGGTATTCGCCTGACACCAGAGCAAATCCTAAAGCGGCAGGAGGCGGCTCAACGCAAGAAGGATGAGTTCCAGGCGCTCTACCAGGACGCCTACGAGTTCGCCCTGCCTCAGCGCCAGCTATACGGCGTGTGGGAAGGCGGGCACACCGGTAAGAACAAGATGTCGCGGGTCTTTGACTCCACGGCCATCAACTCCACGCAGCGCTTTGCCAACCGCTTGCAATCTGTAGTGTTCCCGCCTCAACGCAAGTGGGCCAAGCTTGAGGCTGGCTCCGATATCCCGGCAGATCGCAAGGCCCAGGCCCAGCAGATTCTGGAGGTCTACCAGGAGAAGATGTTCACGGTGCTGAACCAGAGCAACTTTGACATTGCGATGGGCGAGTTTCTGCTTGACCTCGCAGTGGGCACCGCCTGCATGATGGTGCAGCCGGGCGATGATGTGCAGCCGCTGAATTTTGTGCCGGTGCCTCTCTTCCTGGTCACCTACGAAGAGGGTGCCAACGGTCAGGTGGACAACGTCTACCGGCGCATGCGCATGAAGGGCGAGAGCATGCAGCGCCAGTGGCCTGATGCCAAGATTCCTGATGACATGGCGCGCAAGATTGAAGACAAGCCGACAGATGACATTGAACTGCTTGAGGCCACGATCTACGACCACAAGCGCGGCGACTACTGCTACCACGTTATCGACAAGGTCACCAAGTCTGAGATCGTCTACCGCCGTCGCAAGATGTCGCCCTGGGTGATCTCGCGCTACATGAAAGTGGCCGGCGAAATTTATGGTCGCGGCCCGCTGATGACCGCCCTGCCCGACATCAAGACGCTTAACAAGGTCATCGAACTGCTGCTGAAAAATGCAAGCTTGGCGGTGGCCGGTGTCTACACGGCAGCGGATGACGGCGTGCTGAACCCCAATACCGTCAAGATCATTCCTGGTGCCATCATTCCGGTTGCCCGCAACGGTGGGCCGCAGGGGCCAGCACTGAGCCCCCTGCCCCGCGCTGGCGACTTCAACGTGTCCCAGATTGTCATCACCGATCTGCGAGCCAACGTCAAGCGCATCTTGCTGGATGAGTCGCTGCCGCCCGACAACATGAGCGCCCGCTCGGCCACCGAGATCGTGGAGCGCATGAAAGAGTTGGCGCAGAACCTGGGCTCCGCGTTTGGTCGCTTGATCAACGAAACCATGATCCCTATCGTCTCCAAGATTTTGGAGGTGATGGATGAGCGCGGGATGATTGACATGCCGCTGCGCGTGAACGGCCTGGAGGTCAGAGTAGTGCCGGTTGCGCCGCTTGCCATGGCTCAGAACATGGAAGAGATCAACGCCATCATGCAGTACATGCAGATCACCCAGGGGCTCGGTTCAGACGGCCAGCTTGCGGTCAAGACTGACATCTTGGTGGACTACCTGGGCGACAAGCTCGGCGTCCCGGCGTCGGTGCGAAACACGGCGGCAGAGCGCGCTGTGCTCATGGAAGAAGCGCGCAACCAGCAGCAGCAGCAAGCCATCGCCCAGGCCATGGCAATGCAAGCGCAGGCCGGTGGCGCACCGGGCGGCATGCCTGGATTACCCGTATCACAACCCCCGCAAATTTAACCACTGAAAGGACTTATATGTTTCAAACAACTCCCGACTCCTGCGCTAAGACCGCAGTATCCATTACCCCAGCAGACTCTGATTTGGCGGTGCCATGTCGTGCTCTTTATGTTGGCACTGGTGGAAATTTGCGTGTGACCACAATCAACGGCAATGATGTAACCATTGCCAACGTGGCTGCCGGTACGATTTTGCCGGTATCGGTGAAACGTGTGTGGACAACCTCAACCACGGCAAGTAACATTATCGGGCTGTCTTGATATGCAAATCAGCACAGCAATAAATTTACCAAATCGCGAATGTAGTGCTGGCGGTTTTGGTTACGGAGCATCTTTGGCGCTGGACTTTACCTCGGGCAACCAAACCCTAGACTCCCGCGTCACGTTCACCCGTTCAACCACAGCCACTCGCACCAACTCCAGCGGCTTGATTGAGTCAGTTGCAATCGACGGCCCACGCTTTGACTACAACCCCACTACGCTTGCTCCATTAGGGCTGCTAATTGAGGAGAGCAGGACAAACTTGGTGACTTACTCAAGTGAGTTTGATAATGCGGCTTGGACAAAGACCAGCACAACAATTACTGCAAACACAGTTATTGCTCCTGATGGAGCTTTAAGTGGCGATTTATCTGTTGCCAATACCTCATCGGCTATTCATGCTGTCAGAGCTACATATACAGGTACAACAACTACAACTTACTCTTATAGCGTTTACGCAAAACAAGGAAGCGGTTCTTATGAGTTTGTAATTCAGTTTGGAGCTTCTTCTGGAACTCCTGCATGGAACGTTAGCAACAGGGCGAATGCAAGATTTAATTTGCTGACGGGGGTTGTTGTTAGCACAGGGGCAACAGGTAATTCAACTGCAACATCTGGCTCTATTACCCCTGTAGGTAATGGGTGGTATCGCTGCACTTTTGTGTTTATACCAGATACCACTGGCGTTTCAACGAGTTTTTCTATTGGTCAAATTGCAATCCCCACGAGTCAATCTGCTTCTACAGCTTGGACAGGCGATGGCTCCTCAGGCGCTTACATCTGGGGCGCTCAACTAGAAGCCGGAGCCTTTCCTACCAGCTACATCCCGACAGTGGCAAGCCAAGTGACCCGCGCTGCTGATAGTGCGGTCATGACGGGGACTAACTTCAGCAGTTGGTTTAATCAAACAGAAGGAACAATATATGCGGAAGGCGTTTTAAACAATCTTGCGGTTTCTGGAGCGCAGGTTAGAAGGATTGTTGACATAAATGACAACACCAACAATAATAGAATAGCATTAGGCAGAGCGGCAGGAGGACTTCTTGCGCGGGTTGTATATACCGTTTCTGGTACAAATTTGAATGGAACAAATGGGCAAACAACTGGCCCTGTTTTTCCATCTGGAAGACTTGCTGTTGCGTTCAAAGCAGGTGATTATGCTTTTTCAGGAAATGGCTCGGCTGTAGTAACAAACACTGGAGCAAGCGTACCTGTTGTCGATAGGTTAAGCATTGGAAGTGATGCGGCAGTTACCGCGAACAGCGCAGCAAACGGCACAATTAGCCGCATTGCTTTCTACCGCCGCCGCTTGGCTGACAGCGAACTACAGGCCATCACATCATGACCGACTTGCATCTGAAATTTACAGACGAAGCCCAAGCCACTGAGGCGCTGGATGGCTACGAAGGTAGCATTGACACAATCGGAATCATCTACAAGCGCACGGGCGGCACGGATGAAGAGCCTGAGATGACTGCACTCCCCGGCTGGCACGTCAACGTGCGCGGCCCTGAGAGCGAAGCACTCAAAGCCTTTGCCGTAAATGTTGCAACGCCTATGCGGGTGTGGGCATGAGTTGGGACGAACTTGAGGCTATAGGCCAAACGTCGGACATCCGCGAGGTTGATCAGAAACGCGACGATCTGGCGCGCCTGACTTTGCGCGTTTTTTCCAGCGATGACGGCAGAAAACTGCTTGCTTGGCTGAATCAAATGTATGTGAATGTGCCCGTCGCCGTGCCGGGAACAGACCCATCACATGCCTATTTTGCCGAAGGGCAGAGGACGGTTGTGCGGGAGATTGAAGCGCGGATACGTCTGGCAAAGAACCTGTAAATTTTTTTGCCTGTTTTGTACAGCTATCAACTGTACCAATTGTAAAAAGGAAAACTGAATGAGCGACACCGCAACCGTTGAGCCCGGTGCAACCGGCCTACTTGACAACGTGCAAGTGCAAACAGAGACAAAGCAAGAGAACTCCCAGGCCGTTGAGATCAATCACAAGGCCGCGCCAGCAGATGCACCCACTGCTGATGATCCATTGGTACGGCCAGATTACTGGCCCGAGAACTTCTGGAAAAAAGACACAAGCGAACCCGACCTGGAAGGCATTGCCAAAAGCTGGTCGGACTTGCGCAAGCAGATCAGCCAGGGCAAGCACAAAGCGCCAGCCGACGGCACCTACGATCTGAAGGCGTGGA